CAAATCCAGGATCGTCTTCTTCTATCACCATGTCCTTAAATTTAAATATTTCCTTAAATTTAAATATTTCCTTTATTTTTCCTTTTGTTTCCATTTTATCTCCTTCTAGTGTGCTACATCACACTATCTCCATATTTGGATGTTCTTGTTTATAAGTCTTTCGGTTTTACTTCTAAAGCTGCAACTATAGCATCCAATTTATTTTCACTTACTTTTTTAAAGTTATCTTTCGCACTTTCCATAAAGTCATCTAAGTCATTTTCGGTGTCTTTTTGAAGTTTTACACAATGTCGCATATACTGCCTATATGTCTCTAAATCAGATCTCCCAGTTTCCATGTCAAATTAACCCCATTTAATATTATTCACACATTATTATAATTTATGAGAGCCGTTTTAAGCGAGTTTATTTCTGATTTGGTATAAATATACCTAGAAGAGCACTACCCTAAATAGCTCGTCACCCTCCAGCGATGAGCGAGGCAGAATCTTTACCGGTGTATGCTCATTTCCATCATACTTTACCGTGTCTGTCAATCCTATGGCTTCTTTACATATCATTTGTGCATCTGACAAGGTCCAATTTCCCAAATCGTTGAAATAAGAAACCTTCACATCGTCCCATCTGCATGAAAATTCAGACCAAGTGGCAGCGCCCGTTATCGGATTACCTCCCACATCTACAAATTCAATTTTCAAGTGCGTATCACTTAAATCACTAGTCGTAATACTCGTTAATGGAGTACTTGCCGCATACTCATAAGTGGAAAGTTTGAATCGACAGAATGTAAATGAAATATCTTCGGAGCCACTACCACCACTAGATCTCTCTCCCGTAATAGTCACAGTTCCCGTACAATCGCTGCCAGAAGTTGTAACTTTGAGATAGAAGTTTTGGGCTGGAGAACCTGCTAAAGGCGTTAAGGGTGATGGGAGTGCATCTCCTTCATAACAGGTAGCTGATCCTGGAACCTCCTTATATGCAACATGTGGTAAATAGTCGTCTATAATATCGCTCATCGAATCACCACACTTCCACTTATCCAATTTTTAACTAAATTATAAGCAGTCCATGATATTAATCCACTAGTTTTTATATTACCAGATGAATTGTATTTTTCTTTTAGTTCTTTGGACATCCAAAACTCAGAGACTCCCGCTCTTTGTAGTTGCCTTCTTTGGCTATTTCCCGATACTAATAACTCGTTTGCTTCTTCACATACCGCATCCTTAATGAATTGAGGTATAACAACGGTCTCTAAAGTATCATCATATACTGCGATGTTCCATTTTCCGCGAGATTTCACATATCGGGGCCATTGTAAATCCTGTGTCTTATCGTATTTTCGACCTTTCCATCTAAGAGCTTCAAATTCATTTTGAGCCATATTTAGGGCGGCTGCCTTCTCATCGGTACTTGCAGAGGTCCACGCATCTGCATAAAGATGCTTTGTAACTCCAAAATAAATTGTAGCATTTGCAGCACTTATATAAGAATCTGTCATAGTATCACCTGTAGACCTGATAGAATAGATTGAATGAGCCCGTTTTTACATCTTGACCCGTCATATTCTTAATTATTATTTTAAACTTATTTGGTGTTACTATCAATCTTTCTTCATTTGTGCCTTTCTCATCTATGATCTGCGCATCCGTATTTTCAAATACTGAAAAAGTTGCGATAGAATTGTGTGGAGTTATTGAACCATCGGCACCGCTTGCATATTCGGAACCATCACTTTTGACAAAATAAGCTACAAAATTAGTACCGTCAGATGGTGCTACATCGAATTGTACCTTTATTCTAAGATTAATATATTTATAACGTGTCTCAATTGCCGAATTATCAATCTCTGGTGATACAATTAGCGCATCATTGGATAAATCGCTATCGGCTATAATTTGAGTAAAATTGCATATTTCAGACCACTTTTCTTGAGGTAATGTATAGTCTATCATTTTGAAAAATCGCCTCCAAAAATAATTGTTAGTAGTTGAAGGTTTCTTCAACTACTTAAAATTCTATTGTTACTGTAATAACCTTCACCAGGATCGCTAATCCGAACATGAAGGCTAAAACTATCCTCCAGTCGGCGTCCATCAATTAGCACCTTATTCTAAGGTACTGAATAGGCATCAATGGTGCCCGCAATTGAAGTTCCCGCAATATCGATATTAAGCGTACCGTCTGCTTGAAGATACCTGGCAGTCTCGATGGGACCAATACATGCGCGCTCAGCACCTCCAGCAGCACTAAAAGTTAGATCGCCGAGGCCTCTTCTAAAAGCAGGATGTGCAGTTCCTGCAATTATTGTTATAGTATCGGCTGCGGTTGCTGCTGATAGTTCGAAAGATATGATCATCTTTTCGAAGTTTGAAGCTACAGCTATTACGTGATCATTGGCTTTATCGATTGCATCGGCGGTTTCGTGGTTAGCAAATGCACCTGTTAATTCATTTACAGTTATAGTAGATCGTACCATATTATTATTCACCTCATTTTATATATTAATATTATTATTCGCCTGTTACTGCTCTTGCAGTCAGAACGGCAAGTGCCGAGGTTCTAACTACCTTTGCACCATAGACGTGGAGACCGCGAACGACGTCTGCGAAAGATTTATCTGGCCTGATAGCTTCCACATCGTTCACACTATCGGCGAAGGTAATAGTTCCCGGATATCCTGCCATGATCTTATAGTTCGTCTTTCCAGCATCGTCACCAGATCCTGCCTTAGTCTGCACATTGTTGGATACTAGCACGTCGAAACCATAGAGACGACCACACCATCCGTTCCTGAGACCTTCTGTGGAACCACTGTCGGCGTCTGATCTGATAGCCTCCTGCTTTATTAGACGATTCAGATACCAGGGAGGTATTACTAACCATCGACCATTTAGAGGTACGTTGGATTCATCGAGCGCCTGCTTGAGGTCTGCTATATAATCAAGGGCAGTAGTTCCAGCCGTAGTGTTGGGAACTATACCAGCCGTGTCATCACCAACCAGGTTAGCTAAATCTGCATCTGTGTAAAGAGACGCGATAATAACATCTGCGGCATCCGCAAGTTGATATCCTGCGTCAGAAGTGGCAGATTTCATGAGGTTAACGCTTGCTTGTGCTTTATCCGCGTCATCGACCATGAAATTAAAGTACTTGTCATTATCCATGGTTAGAGTAGTCGATGCGTCGTCTAAGGTCTCAGGATCACTAAGGCCGCTTGCAGCGTCATAATCTCCTACTGTAATGGGAGAAAAGGCAGTTATACGTACGGTATCACCCTTTCCTTTGATATCGCCTTCGTAGTTCCTATTAATGACAGTGCTTTGTCCATATACTAAATTCTTCTGGAGAGATTCGAGTACTTGATCGCTCCAGATTTCCGCTATAAAGTTGTTTAATGCCATATTACAATTCAACTCCTATTTATATATTATTCAATTTATTTTAATGTTCCATCTTTAAGTTGTTTTTCGATTTGTCGCATATTGCCTATGCGTTGCTCAGAACTCATGGCTTTGACTTCGGCAACTGTTAAAAGAACTTTTCCATCTGCAGAAGGATTTGTCTCCCTGCCAACAGTCTTGTTACCAAGTGAAATTATTTTGGAGAGTTCTTTTGCATCTCGTGTGATCTCATCTTCGGTTTTGCCCGTCAATCTTCCTATCAAATTTCCAGGAAGTCCGGTATCTGAAGCAATTTTTTTCTTAAGTGCTTCAAATTCACCTTCTTTGATCTTATCTTGGACTTCATCATATTTATTTTGAAGATCTGTGGTCTTTTTCTTTTCGCGCTCAAGTCTGGCTCGGATTTTTGAATCCAAATCAACTTGAGTAAAAAGTTTTTCATTATTTCCCGACTCTTCTTTATCCTGCGGGTCGTCTACAGTTTCAATATTTTTATTATCAGACATTTATAAAAACCTACGTTTAAGGCCCAGTTCGGCCATTATTCTTCAAATCCTGCGTGAATGTCTCGAAATTCACGTACACGCTCTTTTTCAATTGTGGCAAGTTCATTTTTGATATCGTCCTCGCTCATTCCTTCATTCAATCTTCTAATCGCCGCTTCTTTCGAAGATAATCGATAATTAAGCGCAGTTGCTTCATTTGCCACAGATTCGGTCATATCTACAGGTAGAGAGGATCTCCAATCAATTGAAATATTTTCGAGAGTGGTCGATCCTTGAAGATTTGAAACTGCTTCTAATTCTGCGGCAATTCCTAGAATATCTTTGAGGGGAGCCTCTATAGTTATCTTTAATCTGTTAACTTTTGCCAAAGTTGGCAGAAGTAGGCGCTTTAATGCAGAACCACTTTCGGCAAACCCAGCCTTAATATCGGAAAAACACGCTGCTGATGTTTCGGACATTATATAAAGTTGACTTAATATAAATTCAATTTGTTTGAATGAAGCTTCAAGATCTGCATTCCAGACAAGATAGTAGGGTTTTGCTCCATCTTCACCAATGGGGATAAATCGACCGCCTCCTATCTCTACATCTGATTCTCCTGTATCGGGATCAATATTAATGGAAGACTCGGAGCCAACTATATTAGGATCAGAAAATTTGTCCAAAGTTCTTGAAGTCTTTATTAGTCGATTTTCTAATTCAGAGATGAGACCATTGATATCTCCAAAGTCATCTGTTCCGACTACTCCCTCAGCGCCCATATTGGTTAGTGGTATGACCAGGAACTCATCTATATTTGTGAGCTGGAAATTTTCAATATCCGCATATCTTTCAATCGCCGATAATTCGACAGCATGTGAAATCTTATTATCTTTCAATAAGTAAAGTACATTTGATATAGATCCTTTATTGTGGATTTCAGCAGTTAGATATTCGGAATTGCCTTCTGTGAATGTCCATGCAATAACATGTGATATGACCTCAGATTTGTTATCGGGTCTAACTATGGGAAACCACAGATTAGGATTTATTAGCTCAATCTTCGCTCCTGTATCAAAGCGTATCTTGATTATCGCATTCCCGTATTTAATAATATTAACAACTGTA